CGTCCCGTCCTCCCGGAATGGGTCTTTTGATTCAGGTTTAGACACGATGGCTTTTCCTTTTGTGGCGTTTATTCGGTATAGCCATCCCAAGTGGGCACGACTGTCCCGCCATGGGTCTTATAGAAGTTCGTCATATTTACGGTCGATCCGTCCGGCCATTGCCACCACGGCTCCATTACACCCGTCGTGCCCACTTCCGACAGCCTTATCACAATACCGGGTGGCGTCCATCTCGGATCTGACCGCCAAGCCTGAAGTGTTAACGGCAAAACCTCATCTTTCATCTTTTTTATTCTGCCGTCAGAAGACTTCTGTACAAACAGCCTCATCATCTTTCTAGTTTCGTTAGGCATTGAAAAGTTGCCATTAACAAGACCCTGGATTGCGAATCCAACATCTTGTATTACCGAATTGATTTGCTTAACAATTTCTGTGTCCGCCCCAGTAACCTTTCGAGTGCGCGGGTTGAGCGCCGCCTCATACGCATACATGAGATTGATATCGTTCACACTATTGTGGATAGGGAAGCCCCCTGCTTCGTAGTCCTTTTCGGTTTCTAGGAAGGTTCGAAAGAATGTCACATCCTTCACATCTTCATGTGTATATATACGTGATTCCCCAGAGAAATCACTATTCCTCGCCGCCAATGCAATCCGATGACTCCGGTCGCCTTCTTCTTGCCGACGGCCCTCCCCTGCCTGCCGTCTATTCTCGATTACTTGGGCAAACGGTTTCGCTCCCGGAACTTGGCTATGTGGGCGATAATCCCCGCCCCCCAAATCAAGGTGGGGTACGCCATTCATTACTGCCGCAGGGATTACTCTCCCGTCGGGTAACTGCCACAAATTCCCTTTTGTCATCGGTCCTTTATTCTGCTGCGCTTGCCTAGCTTCCAGATATGCCCTGCCTCCCGCAGCAATCCCCCCGGTGAGCGAAGGAGGTCTATCGCGGCGTGGTACGTTTTCCCCTAGAATTCCTAAGCCAAGATAAGTGGCTAAGTCGGCATACGGGGGCCTAGATTTCTGGGGAGAGTCGCCGTACAACGGCGAGATTGCGACCTGCGGCGGGGCAAAGCTCTCCTCTGGTTGGGGATCCGAAGTCGGCCACCTACCAAAATCCGCAGGGGGGCTATAGCTTCTTAACATACCTTTGTCTGGAGCCAAGTCAGCATATTCAGGTCCCATCATCCCTGATATATACGTTGGCAGCGGGGCGACTGATACTTGGGGGACGACACCAGCCTGAGCTTCTTCAGCTGCTATGATTTCTAAATCCCGGAGCCTACGTCGATTTATTTGCTCCAGCGCCGCATTTTGCAGATCCATTGGAATATCCATAATCTAACTCCCGCCTTAATACTGAGGCTGTCGCACGGATCGCAAGTACCCGCCAAACCCGCTAAGGTCCATAGGTATGCGCGGCTTTATACGTCTCGGGGGGTAAAGAACCGTGCCCGGGTCTACATAACGGTCATCTGGCACCGCCGTCGTTACGTCGGGAATACTCCACGGGCCAACTGGCGGCAAGACTGATGGGTCTAGCTCGGGCGTAATTGCCGGGGCCATTGTTTGGGAAAAGCTAGTGCCTCCATGCTCAAGATTACCACCCATGATTGGTGGCCCCATGAGCGGGGGTGGCAGTGACTGCATCTGATCCTGCTCCCGGTTTCCACCGCCACTAAAAGCATCCCCGTACTTACCCAAATCTACTTCCCCGAGAGCATCCCTAAAACGAGACCATGGGCTGGCAGGGACTACAGGTGGCATTACTGTATTTGGGCCTACCCCCATGCTAGTAAAAAGACCTTGCGGTCCTGGAGTCCCGCCGCCGGGCCAAGTCAACCCTGGCGCTTGCGTCATGAGAAATCCACCCGCTGGCCCGCCACCTGTAAAAGATGCCATCCCAATGCCGCCAGGGCCTACGCCCGACAGCGGTATAGCTGCCCCTCCGGCTAATCCGGTCCCGGCCAGTCCGGCCCCACCGGCCGCGGCCCCAGCACCTGCGGCACCTGCGGCAGCTGCACCAGCGGCAGCTGGAAACATGAAAGGTAAGGCTACGCCAACTGCTGGCAGGGCGAATTTCATCATACTACCCATTATTTAATCCTCGTTTAAACAAAGTCCGGCTAACCACCGTACCCACCGCCACTAAAGTAGCCCAGCCCAGCGCCCAACCCAGCACCATACAATCCGGCATTCGGGTATGTATCCGACATTTCGCTGCCAAGGCCGTAACCCAGCGACGCCCCGCCTAGCATGCCAGCCGTCCTGCTAGGCTGGAAATATCCCGGGCTAGTCGAGGTCGTGGTACCGCCACCCCCCATTCCTGTCAGTAGCGCGTTCTTTGCCACATCCAGCTGCTGGTAAGGATACTGCCTTCTTAGGTCAAACTGCTGTCGCGCATCATTAATTCTAGCTTGGTCGTATTGCCGCGTGATGTCTCCGATGCCAAGAAGTTGCTGCGCGGCCTGATAAGGCTCTTGCCCGTAGGCTAGTGCCTGTTGTGCAAATTGCGGCATCATTTGCCGCTCGGTATAGCCCATAGTCGTCGCGAGGTCATTTAAATCTCGTCCAGCCTGTTGCCTCACACCGCTATTGCTTAGTCCTTGGGCACCAAACTGATTGTTGATCCTGGCCTGAACAAGGTCTGCACTGCGATTAAACATATTAGCGTAGGCCGGATCGTTGAAATAATCCCCGGATAAAGCTCCGGCAAGCATGCCTCTTCCCGCTTCGACTGCGGGGTCGCCGTATGCTGCGCGAGTCCCTGCTAGTTGCATTCCTGCTAGATGGGACTGATTAAGAGGGGCGACTCGGTTATCTGTTCCCTTTCCATAAGAGCTAAAAGGAACTCGCGAAGCTGCCTCGCCGCGCTTTAAAAAAGCAGTCAAATACGGCTTTACTTCTTCAGGCACCTCGGTGACTGAGGTCGATGTAACATTAGACGGTTGCGATGGCGCTTTCCCACCCATTAGCTTAACTCCTTAACTAATTCGATCTCATTCAGCTGATAACCCAAATCCCGGCAGAGTCTCTCGAATGATAGTTTATCAGACCTGAATGTTATCTTCTTTGCTCCGGCCTGGAGGGCAATCTCTTCAAGCAATCCCTGGCCTTCGCGTAAAATTTGATGTCCAGCACGATTACAACACATCCAGACGTGGATTCCGACATCTCCATTCCATCGGTTTACAGTTCGTTCAATCACCAACGCGCCCATATGTTCGTCGTTGTTGCCTCTGCCAATATACAAAAAAGCAGCCCCGTTTCGGATCATAGCGTAGACGTCTTCTATCCAGGCTCCAGAAGTATCGTGTTTTAAGCAGCCCCGCAAATCCTCTTCAACAGAGTCCCAATGATCGTGCAGATTATTAGGAGCAACAGGCTCTAACCGCATTAGACGACCCACCAATTTGCGCCGTCGGAAAGAAACCGGGCGGTAGTGTATTGGGTCGATATTGTATACGTGGCTCCACCGTCGATAGTCTCCCCGGCGCTTGGAATAATAAACACCATTCCGCCGCCCGAGTCTTTCTTCTTGACGGACACAACCTTGTCCTCGATGTTAGCTGCCGGAAGCAAAGTTACCGCCAGCGTGCTGCCTCCTGCGCTTGCTAGAACTAAGTCGTGACCAACAGTTTGCGCTGAAGCGACATTAGTAATCTCATAAGCGGCGTGATTTATACGCAAAGCATGCTGTTCTAAAATTGAAGTTAATTCCTGACGAGCAGCGTCATCCATAGACGCTGGCAGATAGACAGCATCAGGGACTCGGGTCATTCTTCGCCATCCTGCTGCATTTGAATATCAATCCCCGAGACCTCGACATCGCCGGTATAGTTGTGCCTGACAGCATGCCATCTGCCGCCAAAAACAAAGTCAAAAGAACCGTCAGATAGCGTTGCGGCCGGTCCGTTAGTCGCTTCATTGCCGCCCTGAATGTCCTGATAAATATGTGTCTGACTTCCCGTTAGCGGAGCCTTCTTAAACCTGGGACGCACTCTTGTTAGCAGGGTTGGGGCGCCATCTATACCAAAATCCCATGTCCGCATCATGCAGTCATTTGCAGGGGTTCCTTCCAGCGCTGATATCCGGTTGTCGGTGCCAAATACCGCCGTTTTTAGAGTTGTGGTCGAGGCAAAGGCGGTGTCATAAGGTGCTGTAGGGAGGTCATCATAAGTCGAGTAAAGCGTCCCCACGTCATTATAAATAATTCCTGTCGCGGTCCATTCCAGAATAAACTGTATTGATTTTGTTCCGCCGCCCCACTTATCGCTGCGATAGTTGTAGCAAATAAACTTATCTAACGCGCCGGCATCGCTACTGGCTGACGGATAAAACCAGTAAACAAGTGAATTCCGCCTATCATGGCAACCAACAATCTTATCCTTATGTGCTGCATTCAAGTCGGCAAAAAAGAACTCTGAGACTCGATTCGTTCCTATCGGGGTTGGGCGTGTCCCATCAAATAGGTAGAAGTCATCATACCCAGGGAACAGATGAGCCGTCTCAATATCGACCACAGAGTGGTGACTTGGTGCGCCAAGTCCGTCGCCAGGGACCAGCGTCATACGCCAAACCTGCGGCGCCCCAACGTAACGGCCGATATACATGCTCCGTTCTTTGTAAAAGATAAAGAAGCTACCAAGCTTATGCAGTGCCCGGATCCCTCCTGGGGTATCCAGCAATAGTCCAGTCGTTGCTTGTGTAGCTATGTCAGCGTCCCAGACATTGGTGGTGTTTATCCCTGCGCAATACCACCTATTCGGCGCTGCACTATAGACTGTGCTTGAACTGCCGACTGTAGAGGTCTGGATGTTTGCGGCCATAAGGAACCCATCAGTCACCGCTACAAATGCGGCTTTTGGGGCGCCCGTCAGGTCCGCAAAGTCGCCGGTAGTGACAAACTGGATGTCTTGTCCATGAGCCGCGGCGAGCGCCCTATCGTCCCCTGGTAGATTGAATTCGGCAAACACCCATCGAGCGGCCCCAGACAAGCTATAGGCATTTGTTGATGATGATATTTCAGAAAACCCGGTCGAGGATTGCTTGAAAAGATTATCAGCTGTGCCGACATAGACAGTCTGCTCATTTGATAGGTTCGACAAAACCGCCGCCGAACGCACCGCGCTGCCCACGGTCTGAAGCCCTGTATTGCTGTCGCTAGGGAGCGCTTTTAGGCCGGTAAGTGTCGGCACCATCAGATCAATATCGACAATAATTCCAGGCGTTGCTGGCTCGGCGTCTGGGGCAAAGCCCTGGATAGGAAAATAACTCATGAGGATCCTTTACCAGTTCGTTTTCCGAAGTCGGCCTACAGTAGTTTTTGCCCGCGTTTCTTTCGACAGCTCCCTGAAAGAGTCGTTTGCATCAGCTCGGAACTGTTGACCAAGCGCCACGTTTCGCAAAGCATCCCGGAATAGATAGCCTTTCGCCTGACAGCGGATCATCTGTTCTGCATCATCAACCCAGGGATTCGTGGCATTCGACGTAGCACTAGCTGACACCTCAGTCAAGTCCTTTATACCAGCAATCCGTACCACATATGCATTATTGGGAGGTGGATACAGACGTAACTTTTCTGTATGGATCGAATACCACTCTGGGAAGCCATACCACTGCCCAGCGTCAATTGAGTCAATAGCCTGCCATGTCTTTGCTGTAAGAGGGTAGTCTCTATTCCCGATAACAACATTAACGCTGTCAAGTAGGATTGGCCGAATGCCAAACCTTGAAAGCGACATATACGTTTGAGATGCACTACTTGTCGCGGTGACGTCATTGAACTCGTTAAAATAAAAGCGTTTTCGTTTGAAGTATTCGATTGCCGAAAGAATTGAATCCTGGACGGCGGACGAGCTAGCGCTCAATTCGCCACGCTTCATCTCCCTTGCGATGCGGGACTTCATCGTTCCAAAGGTGCTCATAAGCCTAACCTTTGTTGGTGGTCCCCCTACCCTCTAAGGATACCGCAGATTCGTCACCCAAGCAGAGGGGGAATCGGCCCGGGTGAAATCACCCGCGGCTGGGCTTCCGTCAAGGGAGGGGGGCCATTGCCTATAGATAGCTCCACCACTCATCGGCGAATGGAGTATCTGAGTGCCCAGGGACATTTGGAGTCCCTCGGGTGTAATGAACAATAGCCGGGTCAATGTCTGGAGACCCATGTCCTTCCAGCCAATTCCACTGCCCCTCCAGCGACCCAATTTCGTTATCATCTAGCCAAAACATCTGCTGTAGTTCTCGGCCATAAGCCGTATTTACCATGTGCGGCGTCAAAAACCAATTTGCCCGATGTCCGCAATCAAAAAACATTACGCTACTCCAATTCTTGCGAAGATACGGGTATTGCCTAAGCCCTCCCCTCATTTTAGTCATATCAGAAGGGGTAGAATAGTCATGCTTTACGCAATAAATAGCTTTTGAATGAGACCTAGGTAACTCGTCATGCTGTATAAATAAAGGCGCAACATCCCTCCTAAACAATACATCTGAATCCGTATATAGCGCCGTTCCTGTCCATTGGGTTAGCGCAGGGATTAAAAACCTTGTAAAGCTAAATTCAGTGCTAAAAGGCCGCATATCGATAGAATCATAACGCTGATTCGTATCCGACACGTTGAAGGCCTGTCTTGTATATAAGCCCGCATTTCTGAGGGCGCGAACATCCAGTAAAGTGATATCTACGCTCGGCGACACTGCTCGAAGCGACCTTTCTGCGACCTTTGCAGCGTCATTTTCAAGCCGGTCATACCCAATAAAAACTCTCATAGCGGCAATACCGCAAGCGTCACCGCTGAGTCATCCATTTGCACGCTTTTTATTTTGAATCTTTCTTGAACTTTTTCGTACCACCACCGGCCATCTTCTATAACTAGGTGTGCATTTCGACCATCCGGCAGTATTCTTTGTGCCTCTCTACACGCAATGCTTATAAGCCCTTCCTTTAACATCAGCCGCTTAAGATCGTCCAGCACCGCATTAGTAAACTCTGGCTCAATATGCTCCATTACATCCGTGCATATCATAATATCGGCAGG